ACCTCCACCTCCACCTCCACCTCCACCTCCACCTCCACCTCGTCCCATTCAACCAAAAGGAGGTCAAAGATTGCCATTTCTGGGTGATATTTTGAAAGGAGAGTTCAAATTAAATAAGACTGATCCAAGCCAGAGTAAGAATCAAGGGAGACCAAACAATGGTGATAGATTCGAAATTGATTTAAAATCCCTTTTAGAGACCCGCGGAAAACTAAAAACGGTCGGATTCAACCACTTAGTAAAACACTAAGGGAAAATAATCTAATAATTTGGAAATTTAAATTAGTCGAAATTGCGCTGAATTATTATAAGTTATATAGGTATATAATGCTTTTAAATGATATTTTAAATAGTGTAAATTTACCCATTACCATTTGGGTCAAAAAAAATAACCAATATGTTGTCGATTTCCATAATGGGAGAGCAACAGATCGTCATGATACTTTTGAAATATATCACCGAGATATTGATCCTGATACTATTACCCTAAACCATACTTATTCCAAATCCGAATCGTCGATATGGGAAAGACAACGTGATTGTTGTACAGCACACCTATTTACTATCACTTTTACTAAATTGAATGATGGTCGAATTTTAGAAATAAGTTATCCTACTTTTAGTAACCAATGTCTATTAGTAACAATCAGCAAAAAACTTCGGGAATCGTTAACCAATATTATTGGTATTTTGGCCCTTTTGGACGAAATTATTAAGGATGAATCGGAAAATTACAGTCAATTAATACGAGAGTCTAGCTATCATTTTATTTGTCTGGCCAATGATATTGTTGATATTATTGCAATTGACACTAATGATATTACTTTTCATAACGAAAAGTTCGATCTAATTCAATCATTGAATGATTGTCTCTTACAATTTAAGACTGAATGCGATAATAAGCTAGTATTATTGCGACTTAAAGTTGCTGATAATGTACCAAAACAAATAATGGCAGATGAAAGTCGTTTGTGTCAGATTATCACTAATTTAGTCGAAAATGCCATATTTCACACAACAAAAAAAGGTTCAGTTGAAGTTGAACTAAATTATAATCTTGATCACCACTTAATTGCCGAGGTTAAAGACACTGGAAACGGTATTGATCTCGCAACTAAGAAAATAGTTGATCATTTATTATATAAATGTGACAACTCAAGTAAATTAAATTTTAATGGCTTTGGACTCTTTATTTCATCCAATATAGCTCGCGGTATGGGAGGCCATATAGACTACGAGTCTGTTTACGGTGAAGGTAGTAAATTTGTTTTCCATATAAAAATTTGACTTTAGATAGTATAGTTGTTGATATTAAATAAATGGATGCTATTTTTCAAGTATTTAGTTATTTTAAAACCCAAACAACCATTCTCTTAAAGCAAGATGATACAAATGATAACCAGACTATCATATCAATGACCGATTCCTTAAAAACTGCTGGCGACTATACTGGAAAAATACTTACGACTGGTTATCATCAATTACAAGACATGAATTATGCATATTATGTTGGATTGGCCAGTTTGACTATGGCCACTGTATTTCAAAATAGCGTAAATTTTATTCGAAAAAGTCTCAAAACAAGCACGATTTACGATGATTTTCCGTGTATAACTAAAAATAAGTTTCGAAAACGGCTAGACAAAAAGGAAAGATTCGAAGAATCACACACTGAAGAAAGTTTCGAAGAAGAATTCGAAGAACTCGAAGTTATTTGTAATGTCTGCTTAGAAAGATTACCTGATCGTGTGTTAATTCCATGCGGTCACACTTATTGTTCAGTCTGTCTATCGCAAATTAATACGTGCCCTAATTGTCGTTCGGTTGTCAATGGAGTGATGCGAATATATTTATAAATGTTTTCTGATTGCCTTTGATAGTGTTAAGTGATATATCATCTATCGGGTATTATATAATAACTAAAGTACATACGGTATAGTTGATTAGGGCTCACTACCAAAGAAGTTGTGTCAATTTTAATTGTTATAAACTTTCACTCACTTTGTTTTTCTTAACTTTAAGAAACTTTAATTCTTAGCTGATATCTTTATAACATCGCCCCCCGAAATTTGACATCTCATACAAGAGTAGGGAGAAGTTAAATTCCAGCAAGAATGTAACTTGCGATACAACAAATAACGACTATGTTAATGAATTAGATACTTTGATAAAACTCAGCCATTTTACAGATGTTAGACTTAAATCCGACAATGACCAAATAACAGATTGCGCCGTACAGAGTATTGTGAGCTTTAGAGAACCTGATATTAACACTATAACTGGCATTGACCCATTAATAAAACAGACTGCTTGTGGTAAAAATGTTTGGGTTTTATATGCCACATGTAATGAAAATCGTTCACCTATTAGAGTCATTATTGAAAATGGTGTTCGAAAAATGCACCTATTCGATTTTATTACAACCTTAACTGGATGCGCGATAAAAAACATGGACAATGAATGGACGCGAATTGAAAAATCGTTGGAAAAAGCTATTCTTACAAAAATAAGAATAGCTCAAACCTATAAATTTCCACGATTAGATAGATCACAATTAGCCCGATCTGATTCTATGGTAGTTGATATTTATCAGGCTGCTAAAGTCGCACTTGCGATTGGACAAAAGGCTAACTGGTTTACCGAGATCTTAGTATCACTTAGTAAACGATTCATGAGTGGAGACCTCTCGCTAGCTGATGGTGTTGAATATATGCATATAGCACAAAGGTTAATAGCTGAATATGAACCTGACAACTTTCTAAGATTGTGGGCTGAGGAATTTTTAGCTAATACGCCTGGAGCCGAGGAACAACAGGCTATCAGTAACTCTGAGAATATTGTTGATTCTATGGCTCCGACCGTTTCAGATGTTATTGAAGAATCAGGCATTATACACGAAACTACTACCGCTACCGCTAGAGCTAAAGCTAGAACTAGAGGTCGACGGAGTCAGAGTGCCAGACCATATCGCTCATATTCAAGAGCCAGGGAACGCAATGCTAAACCTAATACAATTGGTTGTCTTTATATGTATGAGTTAATTCCAGTTTATAAGACACGCGAGGAGGCCTACAAGTATTTAAAATTACTTGGTGTTAATATTGATGAGTTTGACTATTGGGTCATCATCTGTAAGAATGATCTAGATGGTGGAAAGTTAGTCAAGATTGGCAAAACGGAACTCTCCAGCATGGAGAGGCAAGTCAATTATGTTAACGGGCTATCACAATTATATGATGTAAATCTTACCACCAGGGTACAATATGATATTAATTTTGTGGCGAAGCTTGGTGATATTGAGGATGAAGTAAAGGCGAAATTCTTTACTCCAGATAGAGTGGGTTTAGTGAAATCAGATGGTCGGATTTTGTACCCAAGTGAAGTTTTCAAAGTGGATTGTCTTGATAAGACAAATAGTGAAATTGAGAATGTTATAGGTGAATTCCAAGTGGGTACTCCTTTTAACCCATCTTTGACTGAGTCGAAAAATGTTGAAATTAAATTACGAGAAATGGAAGAGACCACCAAACAGATGGAAGAAACTACCAAACAGATGGAAGAAACTACCAAACAGATGGAACTTAGGATCAAACTTAGAGCAATTGAAATATTAAATAAACGAGGTGTTTCTGATGAAAAGGTTTTGATGTCTCTATGAGGTCGTCATTTCATTTATTGAATTCTCCTTCAATGAAGCGCTTATTTCATTTGCGTAATCCTATCATTGTGTAAGCAGAACAAACTAGTCTGTCCTGTTGTCAACTTAAAAACTCAATGAAAGTACATGGGCGAAGCTTCTAAGAAAGACATCAACGATTCAAATAGTATCCTGTTTTATCTCTTTATTATGCTTGGCGTGATAAAGTTGTGAATATATGTATGATGACATAAACAAATCGCCAAGTAACAACTTTATATATTATCATTGACGACCTGAGAATCTACCATCATCCAATTAACTTATACGTTACTATTGAGTAGAGAATGGCGAAATTTAAGATCAGCGTCTATACGACTTTCATTTAGGACTGGTTGGCTAAATTGATATTTGGAACAATCAAATACCAAACTTTCGTTTTTTTTGGAAAAGTCAATACCTCTATCTCTAGTTCTCTCTTTTTCTTGTGACTGAGTGGAATATCCAGTCACACTTTGTTTTGGTCTATCCATCCAAGAATAGTTGTTATTCAACGCTGATAAAAAACCATCATATCGTTCCTTGGTCACCCCAAATTCCTCTTTGTTTTTTTCATCATTTTGGGAAGTATCAGGTTGGACAAATTGTTTTTGCCGTGAAATATCATTTCGTTTTTCGCTTGAAAAGTTTTTATGTTGATAGTAAGACCACCAATTGGGATTCCCACTGATATCCGAACTCAAAGTTGGAGAATTGATGGTGGACTGTTGGACTAGTTTATCTGCTATTTCTTTGCTATTGTCTGGTGTTAACATTATATATAATATAATGCAATGGTCTAGACTATATATCAAAACGAAATCAAAAATTAATAATTGAATAACATAATCGAACTGAATATGTTATTCAATTATCTAATTATTATTGGTATCTAATTACGACAAATAGGTACTTTCCAAAACCTATCTTGAGTAAATTTATCGGTATCATATCGTGTAAAACTCCATGATTGAGGATAAACGGTGTCGTATTCAAGTGGACGAAACATTGGACTGGCATTTACATCACGAGCACGATAAAATGTATAATTACCGGTAGTAAAAGGATCGTATTGTGGGCGATCATAGTTCAAATTATAGTAATTTTTGCAGGAGTTGTAATTTGATGCCATCTTGAATAATGATAGTGGTATAATATCTATAATAATCTTATTCTTTGGTCAGACTATTGAAAATTTCATCTTTCAAAGAATGTTCTTCTTTCTTGGGATCAATTAATGTAAATCGATATCCTAATTGTTTAAAAAAAACCCATCGGTCCGAATGTTCAAATATTTCTTCGGTTTCTATTCTGCGTTTCAATCTTGAGTCAGCACCATTTTCATCATTGTTGTCATTGCCATCTTCATCTTCTAAGACAATAGTTGAAATTGTACATGTATTTACGCTCACATTTGTCTCATGGCTAGTTAGAGTGTCATCATTGTCGCTTATTATATCTAAAAACTGATTAGGGATAGTTAAATGTAAATAACCTAGTCTCGGAGTGGCTGAATCATATTTTATTTTCAGACTTGAATTACAAGAATCAAATTCCAAGTGTACGATTTGATATTGAATGATATTCAATCCGATAATAAGCAACAAAAGATAATCGCGATAATTTTCTCGGTATCCTTCGTACAGTCGATTGAAATAATGATCACATAGTTTACTATACTTTTGACTACGTAAAAGAGAGTTGTGATCTAAGGTTAATTTACTAAATATTTTAGAACGATAGAGTAATTCGTCGGTACATTTATGATAAAATTCGGATTGATCTTTACAGCCAAACAGATAACAATCTTCGTCTTGAATGTCATAACCTAGAGAAAATTCGATTGATCTAAAAGTTGATCGATCATCTAAACTCAAAAGCGAGGAAAGTCTGATGATCTCTAAATCATCACAAACTGGATCTCTTTTTTCTTTATCGATTGCCCAAAGTTGGTATGATTTAATAATTTCTTGGCATAAATGATGTCTTTTAAGTAAATCTGGTTTTTTTTTGGTCACTCTTGAATAGATTGATCTGAGTCTTTCTAAATCATAGTGATCAAGTTTTTCTTCAATCATATCGTTATTGCCACTTTCTTGACCATATGTAGTGATTAAATCATCAATCTGGTTGAAATCCATTTATTATAATATATTTATGATGATATCATTCTTAAATACAACTAGCCAAGAATTATAACATTTGTCTACCGTATACACGTTGGTCTATTTTCACCAGAAACAAGATGATCGGAGTGAATCTGCTACTATACTTAAAGTAACTAACTCATCATATGCATGTGGTTCTCAACTCTGACCTCAGACGGTCCAGTTAGTTTTAGCTTACATCTTAGATCACCAGCCGCTTCACAGAGATTCTCTGGTTCGCATGATTATTTTTGATTACTTCTAAGGTTTTAGAATGTCGATAGATAGAACGTCAAACATATTTCTCGTTTGCGCACAATAGTGTCACTATCATTCTAGTTTAAGAAAGCTTGTTTTGTCTTAGGAACCAATCTAACTCTCTCGGATTTTTTTTCCGATTTCTATCCCCCAAAAGCCCCAAATCGAAATCTCTAAAAAAATAGAAAGTAGTCAAAATTTAGCATGGGTAAGATGAGTCACAGGGCTATCAATTCGTTTCACGAAGTGATCCTAAATGACTATACTGCTGAAATGACATCGATCCAGCTTGTTGTGCAAAAAATTTTGGTAATTCATTATGGCTCGTATCTCCAGAATAGGTGTGAATGTGAAAGCTCTATTCAACTTTGTTTGCATATCTGATGGAACCGTCCAAATTACTCGGGTTAGTGATGCAAGCCTTCACTCGGATCATCTCTTAAGTTCCGAAGATGCTCGTACACGGCGCAAACACCGTGTGGTAAGTATTGGCATTGATGGTCGGTCCCATCGTCTGTTATGTGCTGGACATGATGTTTCTCAAGTACATTGAGGACAAGAACGGAATAGTTGTCGCTTGTCATCTCAAGTCGTTTCCTCAAATCAAAAATATTAGATAGCACTATACATGTTTGACTTCTAGCCATTTCTATTTTCATCGGCACGCTTTCCATTTCATTTTAGGCCTCAATACAGATGTCAATCTAATCCAAGTTGGTTTCGCTTTTCAGGACCTTGCTAAGCTAAAGTTGGATTCCAGTTAGTTGACAGAGATGTTCGTTCATTTCATGCAAAAAATTTCAAGAATGTGGTCAGGTCATGTATTTCTGAAGTAATAAAATGTGATAGACTAAAGGACGAAACGTCCAACAACTGATTTTACATGAAATCGATACATAAATAATCTGATCGTTATGATGTAAATATCAGATTATTTGATTCTATCTAAAATATTTTGTCAAGGCAAACTATACTAGTTTGTAAGTTTATCGCGATGATAACATTTTTGACAATCAACACTACTCATAGCTTCCTTAAAACTAATACCATTGGATCTCGCATAATGGCGGACATGGTCGATCCAATTATTAGTATTAGATTCAGTCTTACCACCACCCTGTGTCCAAATAGGAGCACCATGACAATAATAATTACTAACTGCTGGTTGGTTACCCAAATGGACACCAGTCGGAATCAATCCACTAGTCGGTGTAGCTACTTTAGTATTATATCGTAAAGGATTAAACATTGGCGTGGAATTCAAATGATCGGCAGTGTACTGACTCAAAGTTTGAATATTACTTGGTGTAACTGCATGCCACTGATTAACATATCCACTACCAGTACCACCTTTTTGTGTTTTATTCCGACTGTCTTTAGGACAACGTATTTTGTTGCGATGTTCTTTGGGTGATCGTTGGTTTCTGCTTTTATTTGGCATTCTTTCTATAATTCTATACAAAATAATTTCTTAATTTCAATTAGAATTTTTCTATGGTCTGATCTATTAAAATCCTAGCCAATATTGTAAAATCGCGTTTATCGTAAATAAATCCATTGTTATCAATTAAAACGGTCTGCCCTTCAAACTCTCCATATTTTGTGATAAAGTAATCATTCATATCTATCTCGTCTGGAGAGACTACAATTTTTTCTGGTCGACACTTTTTCTCCACATGATCATACTTTTTAGGATTATTAATATGCGTTGGACAATATTTTACAGCCACATGGGCACATTTTCTGTTACAGATTGTACCTATCGACGTTTTAGCTGTACAAATGCTAAAAAGTTGAGACTGTTGTAATCTCTTGTGGACCCTCCGTTTATGTTTTAAATAAGACTGAAGCAAATTAGCAAATTTTACTCGATTACTATCAGATAATTTATTAGTCTGAGCCAATAAATTTTGGTAACTTGCGGATATTACTTCAGATTGCACGTGTGTGTCTTCTACTATGGTATCATTGGGACCATCCTCTATAATTTCATCATAAAAATGAGTTACATTTTCGGAATCGGGGAGTTGACTTAAACCTATCATAAGGTGGATTATAATTTCTTTTTCTTTTTGTCAATTTTTATAACAAATTGGATCATTTCCTATATGAGTTAATTTTCCTAAGTTTTTCCTCTATCTGACTATCAATTCCCATATCTCCTTTCCTAGTCTTTTCTTCTTGAATCTTAACACATTTATCCCCTGTTAATAATTCATTACTTGCTGGATTTTGCGCCAAAGATTCCAAATGATCTATACTGGCAAAGTCATGATTTTCGACTCCTCCTCCCCATAATTCCTTTTCATCTACTGGTCTGCCACTATCTAACTGATAGCTAGCATTCTGTGAAGTAAATCCACCTATAAAGGGTACAGGATCCTTTCCATATTCAGCTAAAGTCGTATTTCTTGCTTCAATTTCCTTTCTATTAACATGTTCAAATTGAGTATTAAAAGTACCTGCAAAATTTTCACCACTTTTCCTTTCATGACAAAAAACATCACTCGATTCCGGTTTAAATGATTTGTACTTATTAACATAATCACCGGCATCTTTGCTTTCAACCGAAACAAAGGTCGAATCTGTATTGGGTGTTTGACCAATTCGAATACTTTTACCATTCAATTTTTCGAAGGTTTTATTAAACCTATCTAAATTAAAATTACCTATTAGGTCATCATCTCCTGATTCTTGGGATTGATCTTGAGGTTGAAGTTTAGTTGCATATTTTTCTTGTTGTTTTTGCAATATCCCTTTTTTCGTATCTTGCGCTTTTTGTTTTTGTTGTTCTTTAGTCACAAATTGTTTAAACCCACCACGGAATTCGTCATGAGTAAAACAGGAGTTACGACCCGTTTTTGATAACATAATTTCTTTATAAGCGTCCTTAACACGCCTAAAAAGACTACTATCCCCACCACACTTATCCGGATGATAAAGTAAAGTATATTGCCTATAAGCTCTTTTTACTTCATCAATAGTTGCTTCACTTGGATTTAAATTCAAAATAGAGTAAGCTTCACTTGACATGATTAGTTAAAATACAAAGTACAAGTATATATTCTTATAATGTATGATAAGAACTAAGCGGATTTAGAACACATCGAGCAAAAGTATCATTATTTTCAATTAAATGCACACTGTGCCGATTTTGATGTATTTATACTTTTATGTTGGATTTTCTATTATAATTGCAGTACCATATACACAAATGTCAGTAATATATTTATGGAAAGATATTTGGTATCTTAGACCAATAACTCCATTGGCTCCCATTTTTTTTGCATTTTCTATTAAATTTTCGGTGA